CAAGAAGCTAAAGTGGCATGCAAGCGATGATAGAAAGCACTCATCGTCACATGTACCTGCATGGTCAGAACTTAAGCGCCGCGCTAAGACGTCAGCTCCTAAGAAGACTAATGAAGAAGTAGATCAGATCGACGAGGTTTCATCGGCACTTCTCTATAGAGCTAAACAAGCTGCTCAAAAGAAAGCCGGCTGGCTAATGCCAGGTGATGGCGGTAAGGGCGACAAAGCATGGAACAGAGTTAAGAAGTTCCGTGATGCTGGTGTAGCAAAAGAAAAGCAAGAAAAGGCTGCTGTCAAGGAAGAAGCTATTGATGAGATTTCAAAAGATCTAGCTAAGAGCTATATTAGAAAAGCAACTCAGGATGTAGATAATACTCCTGAGGATAATGATAATGCAACAAGAAAGCTTAACAATCGTGAGAGCGGTATTCGTACTGCTTCGATGAAGAAGAATGCTTCGAAGTACGTAAAAGTTCCAGCTACTGAAGAAGTAGTTAGTGAAGTTCTAACTAAGTCAACAACTGCTGGTGAAACTATCTCTGACTTTGTTCATTCAAAGAATCCTCAGTTTGCAGGTAAATCAAAAGAGAAGCGTAAGCAGATGGCTCTTGCAGCTTACTATGCTAAGCAGCGTAACGAAGAGACAGATCCTGGTTTTGCTGAAGGTACTGTTCCTCATGACTATCATCAATCAAGACTTCCAAATTATGGTTTAAACAAATCAGATGCTGGAACAATGTCTAAAGTTGCATCTATGATGGCTAAAGAAAAGGCCGCTCAAGCTGCAAAGAAAAAGCAGACTGTTAAAGAATGGAATGCAGTAGAGCCTCTTCTTGGTGGTGATCAACCTCAGCCCCCTCGCGGTGGTTCAGATGAAGCTGTCGAGATGGTTAAGTCAGAACTTAAGGCGCTTGCTAATAAGGCAATGCACCTTGTAACTCAGATGCCTGATAATATGCATGTTGAGCCATGGGTACAGGCTAAGATTGCAACTGCTAAAGAACTAGTTTCAAGCGTCCACGACTATATGATCTATGCTGACCACAAGGACGAAGAAGACGAACAGATGGACACACCTATGACATTCCCCAATATGTCAGCGGATGTTAACACAGGAAGAAACGTATGAGCACGATAATTAAACCATTAGCGCAATCTGCTGTAATGAACACTGTAAACTACAGTGCTTATGGAAACAATACACTCGTAAGAATCTCACACAGTTCTGCAGTTACGACATCAGCTCTAATTACTTGTAAAGATTCGTCTAATACTGCAACATATTGGACAATAGCTGTGGTTGGTGGTGAAAGTATTATTGTTCAAAAAGGTCCTACGGATATTTTGACTGCTAATAGTACAGATACTTCTGTTACAGCTGTTGCTATAGCCTACAAGAATTAAGAGGGTAAAATGAAGCTCATCACAGAATTAGTTGAGAGTGTAGAGTATCTTTCTGAAGCCAAGGAAAGCGGCGAGAAGGAACACTATATTCATGGTGTCTTCATGCAGGCTAATAGACGTAATAAGAACGGCCGTGAGTATCCTCTACATATCATGGAAGCAGCCGTCAAAAAGTATGTTGATGAGCATGTAAGAAATAATCGTGCATATGGTGAATTAGGTCATCCCCAGGGTCCATCTATTAACCTTGATCGTGTGTCACACATTATCACAGAATTAAAGCGCGATGGTGATAACTTTATCGGTAAAGCAAAGCTGACTGATACCCCAATGGGTAACATTGCTAAGGGCCTTCTTAAGTCTGGTGCAAATCTTGGCGTGTCTTCACGCGGTATGGGTACATTAGCTCCAGGTAAGGACGGCGTAATGATGGTCGGGCCTGACTTCCATATTGCTACAGCCGCTGATATTGTTGCTGATCCTTCAGCTCCCGATGCTTTCGTTAAGGGTATCATGGAGAACGTTGACTGGATTTATGATCCAGTGAAGGACACATGGCATGAGCAGAGACTTGATGAAATTAAGAAGACAGTTCATAAAATGTCAAAGAGACAGCTGGAGGAGAGTAACCTTCATATCTTTGAGAACTATCTTAGTTCACTTGCTTTCAAGAAATAAATCATATAAATAATTGTAAATCAAAGGGGGAGACCTTTCAAATGACAGATCAAGTAGAGAATAACATTGACGAGGGCACGATCGCTGCTGACTCACTTCATCCTGCAGCTAAGCCTGTAACCGATGATCCAAAGTCAAAGTTCAGCGTTATTGCACAGGCTATTGGTGCTATGAATGCCATGCGCAAGGAAGACCTTGTCAAGTGGTTTAACCAGCAGCAGGCTGTATTCGGTCCTGGTAAGGACCATGGTGTTGGCGACAAGCACGCAGCAAATCAGTCTTCGATTGATATGCACGGTGGCGCTGGTCCTAAGACACGCGATGCAATGCCAAAGCTTTCTGTTAAGGAAGATGTTGAAGACATTTTCGTTGGTACAGATCTTTCTGAAGAGTTTAAGGAAAAGGCATCAACACTATTCGAAGCTGCAATCACAGCGCGTATCCTTGCTGAGACAGCACGTCTTGAAGAAGAGTTCGATACACGCCTTGAAGAGGCTGTTGCAGAAATCAATGAAGAGCTAACAACTAAGGTCGATTCTTATCTCGACTATGTAGTTGAAAGCTGGATGGAAGAGAACCAGGTTGCTGTTGAGTCAACACTCCGCAACGAGGTAATGGAAGAGTTCATCGACGGTCTTAAGACACTATTCAATGAGCACTACATCTCTATCCCAGAAAATAAGGTCGACGTACTTGAGTCTCTTGCCGATAAGGTAGAAGAGCTTGAGGCAAAGCTTAACGAATCAATCAACGAGAATGTTGAGATGAAGAAAGCTTTCGTCGAAGTTGAAAAGACAAACGTGTTCGAGTCATATCTTGATGACCTAGCCATGTCACAACAGGAAAAGTTCAAGGCCCTCGCTGAGGGTATTGACTTCGATGGCGACATCGAAACTTATGCTAAGAAGCTTTCCATCATTAAGGAAAAGTACTTCGTCAGCGAGAAGACTGCACCCGTCTCAACTAATATCGAAGAAGAGACGTTCGAGGGTGGAGAGACGCTTACAGAGTCAGTCAATGTTGACCCATCTGTAAACAGATATGTGCAGGCTATTTCGAGATCCCTTAAGAAGTAAGTCTTAATAAATAATATACAACCAGAAACACAAAGGAGACACAAATGTTTCTAGCTGAGGAAATTCAAAAGAAGTGGGCACCAGTCCTTGATCACGAAGGTCTTGGTGCTATTAAGGATCAGACCCGTCGTTCAGTAACGGCAGTCGTCCTCGAGAATACAGAGCGCGCTCTTCGTGAGGCCGGCTCTCATGGTCAGTACCAGACACTTACAGAATCGCCAACAGCGGCTTCTGTAATTCCTGCGAACTTCATGGGCGGTTCGTCTTCAACAGCAGCTACTGGCGGTATCGATACATTCGATCCTGTTCTTATCTCTCTAGTCCGTCGCGCAATGCCTAACCTCATTGCATACGACATCTGCGGTGTGCAGCCGATGACTGGCCCAACCGGCCTTATCTTCGCAATGCGCAGCAAGTATACAAACCAGGCCAACGGCAATGGTGGTTATACTGGCAACCAGGCAAACGAAACTTTCTACAACGAAGTTAACACTGCGTTCTCGACTGTTTCTGGCAACAACAACGCAAATGCTGCTTCATTCGGTTTTGGTAACGCAACAAGTTCTGTCTTCACAGGTACAATTCCTGGCCAGACAAACACATCACCACTAACTGGCTATGGTGCTTATAATACCGGTACTGGTATGTCAACAGCTCAGGCTGAAGCTCTTGGTACTTACAACAACTCAGACTTTGCTCAGATGGCATTCAGCATTGAGAAGGTTACCGTTACTGCAAAGTCACGTGCCCTTAAGGCTGAGTACTCAATGGAGCTTGCACAGGATCTTAAGGCCATTCACGGTCTAGATGCTGAGACAGAGCTTGCTAACATTCTTTCGGCTGAAATCCTTGCAGAAATCAACCGTGAAGTTGTTCGTACTATCAACATCACTGCTGTTCGTGGTGCACAAGACAATACAACTACTGCTGGTGTATTCGATCTTGACACTGACTCAAACGGTCGTTGGTCAGTAGAAAAGTTCAAGGGTCTTATGTTCCAG